TTACCTTGAATTACTCGCATCATTTCTGCTTGTAAATACAATTGTCTTGCAATTTGTTTTCTTTCATCATTGCTACCGACATGATTAAATGCAGTTCTATCTCCATATGCACCAAGAAACTTAGCAATTGTTACTCCTGGTCCTAGTTTAGTTGCAGAACTAACATTGTCTACTCCGTTAGGATTAAATACTGGGTCAACTACTACTATCATTTTGGTGTAAACCTCTTACCTCTATTCTCTATTGCATTACCAATTGGTGTATAACCAAATCTAGAAGTTGGTTCTTTACCAACAGTTCTACCTATTTTATCTGGTGTTGTTCTATATGCAGTATCACTTACTCGTCCTTCTGCGATTAATTGTCCAAGTAAGTTTTCTCTAGTACCTCTTCTAGTTAATCTTTCTCTAAGAGTGCCTCTCAATCTTGAACGTATTTCTTGTGTTGTTGGGTGTTTATCAAAAATACCTTTATAGTCATCTGATAAGTCTAATCTGTTTTTTAGTTTATCACCTTCATCGATTACTACGTCACGTATTGCAAAATCACCCATACTACCGTATGCGGCAACAATACTTGGAATTGGTGGTGGTCCAATTGGTGTTTTGATTTCTTGATTCAGAACAATTTCTGGTGCACCACCAGGTGGGACACTACCTCCACTACTTGTTACATTTTCTGCATAGTTTTGCGATTCTGTTACACCAGAAGTTTCTGCAAACTTAGATTTTTCTGCCGTCCATGCAGTTCTTGAGAACATCGCCTCAGTTGCTTGACCATGAAACGAACCATAGAATGCGGCACCACTAGTAAATGGTGCTGGACCTTCATTACCCTGAAATACTTGACCTGTAAAGTCAACTTGTTTACCACCAATAGAACCTTTCATACCAAAGATTGATACTTGTTTAACACCTGTCGCATTAAAGACTTCACTTGTCATTGCTAGTGAAGATTTTGCAGATACAAACATATCTTGTTCTGTTGCGATTTCAATGTCACCCTGTACCCAATTGTTTTGATTACCCTTGACATATTGATGATTATCTGCTAACATAATGTCAGTATGATTACCAATAGTCTTAGTGGATTTAGTACCTTTTGTGACATACTCTGAGTTTTTTGTAACAAAAGTACGATGATTCTCCGAAATACCTTCAATCATATTACCAGCAACTTGTACATTATAATTACCACCAACATCAACGTTATAGTCACCTGTGACTACTAAATTAAGATTACCTTTGTAGACTAGATTACCAGCACCTTCGACTATAGTTGTTTGGTCACCACCTGTGACTTCGATTCTGTTATTTGTTGAAGAAACGACAACACTCCCGTCTGCTCTCATTTCCACACCAGCGCCAGTTCGATGTTTAATTAAAATTCTTTCACCACCTGGTGTGTCATCGTATTCAACAACATGACCAGATGTAGTCTCGTCTACTTGATTAAAAGGAAACTCTGAAGGTCTTTGGTCTGCAATGTTAAGTGATACACCAATATCTCCACCACTCGTATAGAGATTATTGATTTTAATTCCTCTTGCCGCATGATTTATTGATGACCCAAAATTGTATTCTCTTTTTGGAAACTCACCAGTTGGGTCTTGAAAACCTTTCTGTGGTACTCCAAGACTTTCTTCTAAACCAGTGCCTAGTTTTTGAGTTCTTAATTTAAAATTATCTTTTTTAGTTGTCATTTAATTACCCTATTGCATCGTATTGACCAAATGCCCAATATTTTTCTTCACACCAGTAACATATCTTGCATGGTTTCTCATGATAGTCAGTAACTTCTGCACTTCCTAAACATGACCTAGTCAATGGAAACAATGTCTCTAGCAAAAATTCATCCTCATATAATTGAGCAGTAAATCTTTTATCAACATCTTTGAATGGTGAATACTCTGGTATGTCTTGTATTCCAATTCGTTCTAAGTCTTGAGTATCATAGTTTCTTGGTGCTTCTCGTGTTCCAACAAACTTTGCTAACTCTTTGTTTATAGTGATTGCTTCTTCTGGTGCTGGTAAATTTACACCATTTGTAAAGAAAACAATGTCATATTGTCTTGTTAATTTAAGTGCCCATTTATCAAATACTTTTCTATATGGTGGTGATATTTCATCATACTGGTGTTTTTCAAACTTAACTTTTGGAAACGTTTTTGCAACTTCGTGAATAATGTTTTGAGCAACAATAAATCTATCTGGTTTATCATTAAAAGTGTATGGTACAATACTAAAGTTTAAATTTCTTTCTGATATTTCTTTTGCAAGTAAATGTAACAATAATGCCGTGTCAGCACCACCTGATAGTTTTACACCAATAGTGCCTTTATCACTTTTTAATGATTGTAAAAATTGTTCTGATAACAAGTCTACTGTGCCATATTCATTTGCATAAATCATTTTGGTACCTGTAATATTTTTAATACTATATTAAGAAGGTCTTTTGTTGGGTCAACTGGTCCTTCGTTTAGTGGGTCTCCTATACCATTTAATTGTTTTCTAAATACTGTCTCGACATATTCTTGCACGTCAAAGTAAGGGTCTGTTTCTTCTGCATCTAAGTCGTTGTGCCCGAAAACATTACCACCTGGATATTTAATGTAAAATGCTTCTAAAAATCTTTCAAGTGTTGTATACTGTTCTCTTGTAAATGAAGATGATGACCTATTACCAAGTGCATCTACATCACCAGTAGCAACATTTATACCACCAACAAGTACAATACCAAGAGAATGATTATTATGACCATTTGCAGACGTATGGTCACCAACTCTATCTGGTGGTCTACCTCTTTGCAATCTTCCGTCTCTTCGTATAACATAATGATAACCAATACCATCATGTCCTAATTTTGATTGTATATTATTTATTTCTATTGCGCCTATGTCTTTATCAGTTGCAGTTTCAGTCGCATGAATTACCACTTCTGATAGTGGTCTTGTAATTGCGTGTATTTCTGAATTTAATTCTTCAACAGAAGATACGAAAGTAAACACTTCATCTCCACTGTTTCTACCTGACCACTTTGTAATCTCTTCACCAATGGGTTTTGGTAATGAATAAAATTGTTCATCTAGTATCATTTGACCAGCAATTGTTGTGTTTAATGATTTTATTTCTTTATCTGCTCTATCAATTGTGTTTGTTGTATTTTCTATTTCATCTTTTGATATACCTGATTTTTCTGCTTCGTCTTTTACTTTGTTTTTAAAGTCTAAAGGACTTGTAAAAGATTTTACTTTGTCTACAATACCTTTCATAAAACCACCAATATCTGCATTTCCAAGTATTGACTTAATTGCATTTGCATCACCTTCTGGTGTTTTCTTTGCTACGTCTTCTGTAATATCTTTTAATACTGCACTTTCTACTGCACCACCAGTAATACCTTTTACTTTATTTTCTGTGTTTAATGTTATTTTTTCTGTAATGTTTTGTAATACACCATCTAAACCTGTGGCAATTGTTGCTATTACAGTTGCTATGGCATCTGTTGCTTTATCAACAAGTTCACCTATATCTCCTGCTAAGTCTTTAATTTTACCAACAAAACCTGCAACACTAGGAAAAGATGCAAGTTTAAGTTTAGTAACTTTTGCCTTTGCTTGAAGTGCCTCTACACCTGTTTGATTTTGAACGTTACCCAAAACGTCTTCTGGATTAGTTGTAGTTTTTAAATCAGGTATGCCAGATATTAATTTAGTTACTGCCTCTACCGCAGTACCAGCATCAAGATTTTGAGTAACACTTGCTATTTCACTTAGTTCTTGAGAAGATGCAATACCACTGGCAGCATCTGCAATTGATGATGCTTTAGCACTTGCTTTTGCAACTGCACCATCAATACCTTCTGCTATACTTGTTGGACTACCACCACCTGCAATATTTAAATTAAGTTTAGGTAGAGATAATTTTAAAGCAGGAGCACCTGTTATGTCACCTAATATTGTAGAAATAGGTTGAGCAGTTGTTCCACCAGTTTTCGTTGCACTAACATTAAACGATGAATTAAAACCAGAATCAGAACCACCAAAATTAGTTGTCAAACTACCAGCAGAATATGGCAATGTGATTGTTCCAGGGTCATTAATGCCAGTAATACTAGGTAAGTTTTCAGTAATAAGAGCAACGCCTTCACCTTGTATGACATCACCTTTTGCATTTTGTACTATATCTAAAGGTTTTATACCACCAATTTCTGTTAAATCTCTACCAATAGTTGTATCTAATTTAGCACGAAGTTGGTCACTTGCTTTTGGCAAGTTTACTTTAATGTACTCTTGCTCTATATCTTCTCTTTTTAATCTTTTTAATTGAGAATTAATTCGTGATTTAATTTCTCTACCCACCAATACTCTCCTTGATTTCTAGTGCCTTTGCTTCTACTTCATCTTTAAAACCAGATGCATTGTTTTCTAAATAGTATTTAGTCACAATTTCTGGTAAAGAATTTTTACCTTCTAAACTGTCAGTTTGTAATATTTTTATATTAGCATTTTGTTTTTCACCTCTTAGTTCAAAAACAACAAACTCTAATTGTGTTGTAAACTTTTTAAATGCCGAACTAAATGCAATTAAGTTTGAAAATCTTTGTTTAGAAAAATCTGCAAGTCCAGTTTTACCAGTGACCATTCTAGATGAAATAAATAAACCAGAAGTAATTGCAATTGCTTGATTTTCTGTATAACCTAAATTTAATAAAAATTGTACTGAGTGTTTTACTCTTTTATCTCTGGTTGTTTTAGAAAACTTTCGTGGATTACTTTGTGTATTATCATTTTCTATGCCTTTATCTATTGGTGTAACTATGTTTGACAGTATCGAAAACAAACCTTCTGGTTTACTGTCATCACCAATGTCTTCTAATCTTTGATTGTTTTGAGTTAATGTCGCAAACTCTAAATGTGGCAAAGAACCTAAAACAATTGGAGTTTGTGAGTGATTACCATCCATAAAAAAACCAAAGACTAATGAATTTGGTTGCAACTTTGGTGATTTACCTATACCAGAAATACCACCTTCTGTTGTTGGAAGAACACATTGCGCCCAGGGTAAGTCTTGTTGTGGCAATTCGTATATTTCGTCTGAGTGTAAACCATGAATTCTTATCTTTACACGACCTTCAAATCCAAATGGTGGTGATGCATCAATAACTGTCGCAATAAACCAACGAACATTATCTCCATAATATTCATAAGGCACTGGATTTAAAAATTTCTCGTTCATGGTTCTCTTTCTAATTTACAAACGTTCATTGTAACGTCATGTTGTGTGCCTCTAAATGTGTGTCGTAAGTCATAAATTAAATGCTTACCAGATTTATTTTTATCAAGCATATCATCTGCATTTGATTGTTTACCAACTTCTAAATTATCATTGACAACATTTAAATTTACTGTATCGCCTACTGCCGCTTTACCAAGAAAGAATGCAGTACCAGGAACTGTAATAGACATCATGTTTTTAACTAGTAAATCTCTAATTGAATTAGACTCTAATTTTTTAAGATGTTTTGCTTCTTCAAATTCATCGTGATATGATTTAAACTTACCGTAAGTTCCTGTAGAAACTACTTGATGAATATGTTGTGCTTCATAATCACCAATAAATTTATCTTTTAATTTTAATTTATTATCAAAAACATTTTGATTTCTTCTTATAATTATATCTTGTTTGTCTAAATTATCAATTGTTCTTTGTACGTCATAGTGTTGTTGTGTTATTTGACCAGTATTTAAATTAGTTATACCTTGTGATGCGCCGACAGTTCCATTTGTTACCATATGAAGAGTATCACCCATTTCACCTAAACCTAATGCTTTAATAGTAAATCCTTGTTCGAATTCACTTTTATCTTCTGCAACGTTTACGTTTGATGGATTATAAGTATAAGGTAATTTATCATTAAATGGCACTTGACGATACATAACATCTAGATTACCCATTCTTAAATTTTCATCATGTATTGTTGCCCATAAATAAAAAGGAGAACCTGTCTGTGTTGTTGCTCTTGACAATAACCATTTAATTGCATTTATAGGTGAAAGATTAGGTATAATTACACGTATATCATCTTGAATCGCATCAACTTTTTTACTTCTAAATCCAAACAAAAGTTGATATGAGATATCAACACTTTTATTTAATCGTGTCAAACAAATTCCTTTGACAATATCATCAATACGTCCACGATAAGCACTACGAAGTCTTTGTGCCGATGAAATAAAACCATGTTCATCGATAATATCAAACACATATATACTAGACTTATCATTACCTTTTAGTTGTCTGACTATATTTGTCATGATGAAAGTCTTTTCAAACACAGGGTCAGTTTCTTTACCTAGTCCTGCCATTTCTAATCTAATACGTTCTGTACCATTAAAATTAATTAATTCATACAAAGACTTATCATCTACAATCGCAATCGTACCAGATAAAGATGGTTCTTCAATACTTTCGTAGATGTTTATTTCTGCAACTTGATTTTTAACATCAAAAAATTTATTCTCAAAACCACCAAATCTATCTGCCGTAATATGCGCCTTAGTTAACTTAAATTGTTGACTCTTTGAGTTTGCCATGTTATGACTTCAATGCTTTATTAAAATCTGATACTACTTTGTCTATACTGTCTGGTCTAATAACAATAATTGTTTTTAGTTCATCGTTTCTACTTTCAAGTCTATCACGATAAGTAACAGGTATTAAACCAGATGTATTTACTGTTCCAGATTCTGGATAAGGGTCAATATCAACTTGTTTACCATCTGTATTTTTATAATGATGTACTGCATTGTATTGTTCACCTTCACTTACTATTACAAGAGAAATTACATCGCCACTTGTGTTAGTAAACTGCAATTGTTCACCAACAGAAAACTTGGTCCCACTTGTAATCTTTATAAACAATTGTCCTAAATCTAAATTTCTTTTTACAATTGTTCCAACAGTTGTCGATGATGCACCAGTAACAGATTGTCCAACAGGAAATGTTACTGCAATATCCTCATTTGCACCACCAATTGTAGTTCTATTAGTAAACGTGATAAATCTGTTTGGATACTTTGATGCCGCGGTTGCTAATAAATCACCTGTGTCTACTGGCCAACCACTAAGTCTTAAGTGGTCATTCATCAAATAAAATGTCCAATAATAATCTGTCGTGCCATATAACTTGTGTGATAATGAGTCTGCTCTATCACCAGAAAGTATTGTGTATTTGTTTAAAAATGCTACGTTTGATTTTATTTCATCAATTAAATCTACATATTGAGTTAGATTATTAAACAGTACTGGGTCTTCTAAATTTCCAAATCTATATGCTAATGATTCAAAGTTTTTAAAATATTTTGTTGTCATGTTTAATAACCTTCTTCTTCAACTTTCTTTCTACTCAATGTCGATGTTTCAGTAAATGCTAAAGTCATATCTATTTCAGTAAATTTACCACCACTATGCATTGCTGAGTTTGTTGGATTATATACAATACTAATGTCACGAAGAAAACAAGGTTGAATCTTTGTTGCTATTTCTTTGCCATCATATACTACTGCTATATTGAATTTGTTTGGAAAACGATAACCAATAGATGCATCGACACCACCAATATCAACAAGAATATCTTCTGGATATAATTCTGTTCTAAAAAACTTAATGATTTCATCTATTTCGTCTGCTTCTCGTTCAGATGTTGCAATAAATTTAAATGTAAATGCAAACTCTCGAAGTGCTACTGACTTAAATAATGCACGAGTATTTGGATTCATTGTTACACCAGCGGCCTGTTTTACTGCTAGATTGGCACCTTCACCTGCCACTTTTGCTACACTCACTTGTGTCATTGCAAGTTTACCTAAATCACCACCAGCATTACCTTGAAGACCAGCAGAAAGTGTTGACCCTACACCACCAAGAAGTGAACTTAAAATATTTTTACCACTTTTACCTGCGGCCTCACCTATACCACCACCAAAACCTAAATCTGCGTTATCATATGCAACGTTATCTCTAAACTGCAATGCAACAGGTGTAAAGAGTTTTACTGATTTATCTATTTGCGATAATTTAGAACCAGAACCTTCTTTAGTTTGATATGCTACACCTTCACCCTTAAACTCTTCTGTTTGTTCTCCATCATTTGTAATTTCACTTGTATCTGAATCTTTAGCGAATATGCCAGATAAACCTACAAGTGCGGCCATGTCTAAAGGTTCTTCTTCGAAGATACTAAACATGAGTCTACCTTTGTAATCGTCTGGGTTATTAAGTGGATATTCTAAATCTTTTCTACCTTTTAGAACTGGTACTGCTTCTGGAAGTGAATCGAAAAGAACTTCTTTTCCAAAATTTACCAATGTTTTACCGAAATCTGCCATATGTTACTCTAATAAATAGTTTATTATAGTTCTATTTATACTGAAATGAAGACATACAAAGGAAGATATCGAGTAAAAAATACAAAAAAGTATAAAGGTGACTATGAGAGTGTCATCTATAGGTCTTTGTGGGAAAGGCATTGCTTTCGGTGGTGTGATGAAAACCCTAAAGTCCAGTACTGGAGTTCAGAAGAAACTGTTGTTCCATATTACTATGAGATAGACAAAAGATATCATAAGTATTATCTTGATTTGAAAATAACATTTAAAGAAGGTAAAACAATACTTGTTGAGATAAAACCAGAGAAAGAAACTAAACCACCTACAGGTAATAGAAGAACTAGACGATATATTACCGAAGCAACGACATATGTGAAAAACATGAATAAGTGGGAAGCGGCAGATGAATATGCAAAAGACAATGGTTATGAGTTTCAAGTCTGGACAGAAAAGACACTTAATTCTATGGGTATTCTGCCTAAATCTACAAAACCTTTAAAACCTTTTACAGGACGTAAGAAATAAGTATAAATAGAAGTATGTCAAATATCTTTCAGAAACTAGAACTTGCGGCATTTCGTAATCAAATTACTCCAAGAACAGACGAGAGTAGAGCATGGTTTATGAACAAAGCAAAAACTATGCGAGGTATTAATAGAGAAGAACTCATGAAAGAAGAACCACTCAGTAGAAGTGGTAGAAGAATTATTGGGTCAATGCAAATGTTTGGTTATGACCCAAAACACAAAGATACTTTACCATATTACGATAGATTTCCTTTAGCAATCATTGTAAAACCTGCAAAAGGTGGGTTTCTAGGTTTGAATTTACATTACTTACCACCAATACTTCGTGCAAAGTTTCTTGATGCATTGATGGACAACGTTACAAGTAAGAAAAGTGATAATGCAAAGTTTGACTTAACAGTAAGATTATTAGCAAGTACAAGCAAACTAAAGTATTACGAACCATGTATTAAACATTATTTAAGTGAAAAAGTTGCAACTAAATTCGCAGAAGTCAAGGCACCAGAATGGGAGATTGCTACGTTTTTACCACTTGCACAATTTGAAAAAGCAACAAAACAAAAAATATATGCAGACAGTAGGAAAATGCTATGACAACTAACATGATAGATACGTTCAAGAGTAGAATAACAGAAGGTGGCGGTCTTGCGATGGCCAACCTTTATCGTGTCTTTTTGCCACCAATTATTGGTGTAAGAACACAAGACATGGATATTCTCTGTAAGGCCGCACAAATACCAGGTAGGCAAATACTATCAACAGAAAGATTTATGGGTATGTCAACCATGAAAGTTGCAAATGGTTATGCTAGTGATGACGTGACTTTAACTTTTTATTGTTTAAATGACATGAGAATCATAGATTACTTTCATGCTTGGCAATCAAAAGCAGTCAATCAAGAAGAACAAGAAGTCGGTTATTTAAATGATTATACATATCCAGTAATCATTCAAGCACTTAAAAAAGGTGCAGAAAATCCACTGTTACAACCTAAAAAGTTATTTGACAATAAACTACCAGATGCACTAAAAGATATAATACCGCCAATCGGTCCACTTGACTTAGCAAATGGTACTTTTGATTTAGGTTTATTAGGTGATACAGGTTTGAGGTATATGGCAGAAGGTGTGACATATTCTTGTCGACTAGACAAAGCATATCCTACTACTATAAATAGTTTCGAAATGAATAATGAACTAGATGGTTTATTAGAAGTGAACGTTCAATTATCATACAAAAACTTTAGAATAGTTGAAGGTAATTTGAAAGATAGAATTATCGATAAAGCAATTGATGTTGTCGGTGAAAAAGTGAAAGATAAACTCAAAGATAAAATGCTTGGTGGGTTTACAAGTACACTTATAGATAGATTATAATATAGGAGAATATTATGAGTGGAGCATTACC